TTGGGGGGTAAGGGTGACGCCTGGTGGAGCATGGCGGCCGTGGCACCGTGCGCGCCGCTGTGGAGCTGTTCTCATGAACAGAACCTCGATCGAATGGTGTGACTTCACCGCCAACCCGCTGAAGTTCCGAGACGCCGCCGGTAAGGTGGTGTGGGGCTGTGTGCACGCGTCTCCGGGGTGCCAGCACTGCTACGCCGAGACCCTGGCGAAGCGCTACGGCCGCGGCGGGCCATTCAACTTGCCGACGATGAAGGGGCTGACGCCGTTCCTCGACGACGGCGAGCTGCGCAAGATGCTGACCTACAAACCCGCGAGCGGCAAGCGGTGCTTCGTCGGCGACATGACGGACGTGTTTGGCGAGTGGGTGCCGGACGCGCTGCTCGACCGGCTCTTCGCAGTCTTCGCGCAGCGCCGAGACGTGACTTGGCAGGTGCTCACGAAGCGGGCTGATCGGATGCGCGAGTATTGCAGCCGGCTCCCGAATCGAGGCTGTAACTACTCTTTGTCGATCGCTGGCTTCGGTTCAACGTCGGTGCTCTGGGGACACATGGACCTGCAGCCGTGGCCGCTGCCGAACGTCTGGCTCGGTGTGAGCGTCGAGGACCAAGACCGACTCGCCAGAATCGATGCGCTGAAGGACACGCCTGCCGCCGTGTGCTTCGTATCATTCGAACCGCTACTCGAAGACTTCGGCGCAGTCCTGCTGGACGGCATCCAGTGGGCCATCATCGGCGGCGAAAGCGGCGCCGGCGCGCGGACCTGTTCGGTCGATTGGATTCGTTCTCTCGTCAGGCAGTGCCAAGGCGCGTCCGTGCCGGTCTTTGTAAAGCAGCTCGGCAGCAAGCCGCTCGACTGGAGCATGGCGCAGCCCACTGGGAACTTCCGAACTGACCCGGAAAGTGGAAAGCGCCAGCTCCAGGTCGCCCAGCCATTGCTCCGCGACCGCAAGGGCGGAAATCCAGCCGAGTGGCCGCAAGACCTGCGCATCCGTGAGTTTCCACGATGACAAGCACTGAACGCCGCGCCGACGGCACGAGCGTGAACGACCGGCCGATCACTGGTATCTGGCCCAAGAAGCGCGTGATCTGGTCGTGTCAGGCCGATCGGGGCCCGCTGCTGGTGCGGTACTTCCTCATCCAGACGCGCTGGTTCGCGGTCTTCCTGCACAAGCTCTGTGCCAGCGACGAAGATCGGGCGCTCCATGACCATCCCTGGAGCTTCGTGACGTTCCTGTTCCATCGTGGGTATTGGGAGCACTGTGAGGAACAGTCTTTGGACCATGACACCTTGGGCTGGGTGCAAACCGCCACGCCTGTGCGCCGCTGGCGCCGTCGCTTTTCAATTCTCTGGCGACCAGCCGAATGGCGACACCGTCTGGAGCTGAAGCATCAGCCAACCTGGACGTTGGTTCTGCGGCTGCGTCGCCGACGCGTGTGGGGATTCTTCACCAAGGATGGGTGGCTCGATTGGAGGAGCTACGGGAAGGAATGGTGCGACTGATGACGCGAGATCAGGCCGCGAGCCCTCGGCCGCCCTGTCCACGCTGCTCGAGTCCACATTCGAAACTCCGCACCGGCCCACGATTCAATCCAGCTCGAGGCGTGATTGTGCGCTATCGCCTGTGTCGCGGTTGTGGTTTCAAGTTCAGGACGGAAAGTTCCCCAGAGTCGACGAAGCGACTTGCCAGCTAAATAAAGTTCGCCGGTGGAACTTCGGTGTGTCCTGATCTGGCAGAGCACGGCGACACTACTTCGTAGCGGTCCTGAGAGTCCGCTGCTCCCTGTGCCGACTGCTCACACGCGCGCCTGCTCGCACTACGGTTGCCCCCACCCAGCGCAGACGTGTCCCTCACACGGCCGTGCGGCCACTCTCAAGGCGTACGACGATCGCCGCGGGTCAGCCAGTAGCCGAGGCTATGGAGCGCGTTGGCACCGGTACCGCCTCTGGCTCATCGGCCAGTTGACGAGCTTGGGTATCGCACCGATCTGCGGCGCACGACTCCCAGAAGCCCCCGCCACTACTGACAGCCGCTGCCAGGCCGACGGACTCGTGGTGCCTTTCAGCGTGGTGGACCACATCGTGCCAGTGACTGGACCCGACGACCCGACGTTCTTCACGCCGGAAGCACACCAACTGCTCTGCGCCTCCTGTCACGACGCCAAGCGCCAGCGAGAGCGCGCCGCATGAGGGTAGGGGGGGCCGTCGAAACTGCCGGAGCTCGGGCCTTCTGGACCGCGCCCCGGCTCCGTGCGTTTGAAAACGCTTTTTCAGTGTCTGGTCGGTGGGGGTTTGATTTCCTGGAAATCAAAGAAATCAAACACAGTGGCGGAGCGCGCTGATGCCGCGTGGTGGCAAACGCTTCGGGGCGGGGCGGAAACGCAAGCCGGCGGTTGTAATTCATCACCCGTCCTCGGCGCTGCCGTCGCGATCGGTTATTTCTCCACCGACCACCAACGCGCCCTCGCTCGTGGAGGAATTCGACGCGCCAGATAGCCTCAGCCAGGAGGAACGGCAGGTCTGGCTGCAGCAGGCGCCGCACGCATTTCTGAGCCGGACGTTGACGCGTGCGAGCGCGTTGTCGTTCGAGCGGTATTGCCGGGTGGTGGTGCTCGAGAAGCACGAGGCTCAGAGCTCAGGGGTCGGTGGTCCGAACCATCGAGGCCTGCTGCGCGAGATTCGGTCCTACGAAACGCAGTTCATGCTGATCCCGGTAGGTCGGCCGATGGCGGAACCGGCCAAGCCAGGCGCCGGAGGCTCGGTCGATGAGCACGACTCGTTCTTTGAAAGCCGTGGCTGACGATGGCTGAGCTCGAGGCGCCGCCGGCGGCCGCCTGGTGGGGCGATGGGCCGGCCCCAACGGAACGCTGGCCCGGTGTCACCATTCCGCTCAACGACGCCGGCGGGCGCTTTACGTTCGACGCCGCCAAGGCCGACCGAGTCTGCACCTTCTTCCCTCGCTATTGCTCGCATTCGAAGGGGGACTTCGCGGGGAAACCATTCGAGCTGCTCGACTACCAGAGAGACCTGATTCTCCGGCCACTCTTTGGGTGGGTTGACGCGTCCGGCCGCCGGCGGTTTCGGAAGGCGTACATCCAGATCCCAAAGAAGCAGGGAAAGACTCAGCTGATCGCTGGTCTGGCGATCTACATGCTGCTGGGTGACAACGAGCCCGGCGCGGAGGTGTACGTCGCGGCCTCCGACCGGGACCAGGCGCGAATCCTCTTCGACGCCGCCAAGGCGATGGTCGAGGCCAACCCGTACCTGAGGAAGCGCTGCGTGGTGTACCGAAACGAGATCAGGCGCGCCGATGATCCGAACGCGTTTTTCAAAGTGCTCTCCGCTGAGGCGGCGACCAAGCACGGACCGAACATCCATTGCCTAATCATCGACGAGCTTCACGCCCAGCCAGACCGGGAGCTCGTCGAGACCCTGACTCGAGGCGTCATCGCGCGCCGGCAGCCTCTGACGCTCTTCATTACCACCGCCGGCGATGACGATGAATCAATCTGCTTTGAGGAATACGATTACGCCAAGCGGGTTCTGAGCGGCACGATTGAAGACCGATCGCACCTGCCGGTGATCTTCGAAGCCACTCGAGACGAGGATCCGTTCGAAGAGCAGACGTGGCGTCGAGTCAACCCTGGCCTCGGGCACACCATTCGCCTTGAGGCGCTCGCGGGTTTTGCGCTCGAGGCGAAGAACGAGCCGCGGAAGTTGAATGACTTCCTGCGGTTCCACCTGAACCGCTGGGTGAACCAAGCCACCGCCTGGCTGCCGCTCGACTGGTGGGACCGCTGCGTGGCCGCGCTCGCGGCCGATGCCGAACTCTCGGCCCTGCCGGTGACGGCTGGCCTCGACCTCGCGCAGAAGATTGACCTGGCCTGTCTCACCCTGGTGTTCCGCCATCGCCTCGAGGCGGCTCCGCTCGCCGTCGACGTGACGGCAGTCGATGAAAGTGGCAACGCGATCAAAGCGACGCTGCAACTGAACTATCGAATCACACTGCTGCCATTCTTCTGGATCCCTGAGAACACGATGCGGCAGCACGAGAAAGACGACGGTGTCCCATACTCGGAGTGGGCGCGACTCGGTCTCGTGACGCCAACCGAAGGCGACATCATCGACTATGACCGCATCTACCAGGACATCACGACCAAGATCGTGCCTCGGTTCGAGAGGCTGAAACAGGGCGGCATCGGGTACGACCCAGCGTTCGCGACCGACATCGCCTCTAGCCTGCGAGACAAAGCCGGCTTCAAAGTCGAAGAGATCCTGCAGAACTACAAGTACATGTCCGAGCCCTGCCATGTCTTCGAGGCGCTCGTGAAGTCGCAACGTGTGACCCATGCGGGCCATCGCGTGTTGCGTAATCACATCGAAAACGTGGCGGTCAAGCGGGACGACGCCGGCCGGATCCGCCCAGTGAAACCGAAGCGGGCCAGCAAGCGCATTGACGGCGTGGTGAGCAGCCTTATGGGGCTGCGCATGTTGGCGGCGGTCTCAGACCAAGCCTCTGAGGGTCCCCAGATGTTCTTTGTCGGAGCTTCGCGGTGAGGGTCTCTCGGATTGGTCGCCCGCCTCGAGCGGGGATCCGGGCTGACCGTCGCCTTGAGTTCACGGTGACGGTCGAGGAGCTCGAGGCGATCCGGCGCCTGGCCTCGCAGAACCTGCAGCCGATCGCGTCGTTCATTCGGGACGCGGTGAACGAGGCGGCCGCAGACTGTGGCGCGCGGGCGGTGTTCCTGTCGCTGGATCGTCCTCGGTCCGGTTCCTCCCGGTAAGAACCTGCGGCCCCCGCAATCATGGTGCCCATGCGGGGCACTCTCCAGCGCGCGTACTCGTGGCTGGAAATCAAGTCCGTCGACGATGACGCGAGGGTAATCGAAGGCATTGCCTCGACGCCGTCGACCGATCGCATGGGGGACATCGTCGAGCCGAAGGGCGCGCAGTTCAGCCTCCCCATCCCGCTCCTCTGGCAGCACGACGCGAAGCAGCCCATCGGCCAGGTGATCGCGGCCCGCGTCACCGACGCCGGCATCTCCATCACCGCCCAGATTGCGAAGAACGTCCTGCCGCAGATTGATCAGGCCTGGGCGCTCATCAAGGCGGGACTCGTGCGCGGCCTCTCGATTGGCTTCAAGCCGCTCGAGGAGTCCGATATCTCCGGCACCTATGGCGTTCGGTTCACGAAATGGGACTGGCTCGAGTTGAGCGCCGTCACCATTCCCGCGAACGCAGACGCCTCCATCCAAACCGTGAAGTCCTTCGATACCGGGCTCGCCGCGACTGGCGATACGGCCCACTCCCAGCACGCCCACACGCCCGGCGGATCGGGCAAGTCCAGAGTCGTCAAGAGCGGCTCGGAGCGTCCCATGAAGAAAACGTACAGCGAACAGATCAGCGCCTTTGAGGCGACCCGTCAGGCGAAGGCCGCGCGCATCGACGCGATTCTCGCCGAGGCCGGCGACAAGGGCGTCACGCTCGACCAGGCGCAGAAGGAAGAGTCAGACACGCTCGACGCGGACGTGAAGGAGATTGACGAGCATCTCGTGCGCCTCCGCGCCGCCGACGCGCGCGAGAAGGCTGCCGTGGTCGAGGTCAAGGGCACGAACCCGCAGGAAGCGGGTCAGTCCCGCGCCGGCGCGACGCGGATCAGCGTCACCCGCAACCTTCCGAAGGGCATCGCGTTCGCGCGCTACGCGCTCTGTGTGGCGAACTCGCGTGGGATCCCCGGCGAGTCCCTGCGGCTGGCGAAGGAGCACTACCCCGACGATCAGGACGTCTACAAGCTCGTCGAGAAGGCCGCGGTCACGGGCGGCACCACCGGCGGCAACTATGTCGGGGACATGGTGCCCTACAACGTGATGAACGACTTCATTGAGTACCTGCGGCCGGGCTCGATCATCGGCAAGTTCGGCGGGCCGAACCCGGGTGCCCCGGGCCGGAACTATCCGAGCCTGAACCGGGTCGGGTTCAACGAGCGTGTCTCCGGCATGTCGACCGGGTACACGGCGGGATGGAAGGGTGAGGGCCTGCCGGCGCTGCCGTCCGCGGCGGTGACGTTCAACACGTCGCTGACCTGGAACTGCATGTCGGCCCTGGCCGTGCTCACGAAGGAAGCGATCCGCTTCTCGAATCCGAGCGCGGAGGCCCGCGTGCGCGACGAGCTCGCCCGTGCGGTGAATGCCAAGCTGGATGTCGACTTCATCGATCCAGCCAAGGCGGCGAGCGGCACCACGTCGCCCGCGTCGATCACCAACGCCATCGCGGCGACCGGGCCGAGCGGCACGGCAGCGGTCAATGTCCGGCATGACCTCGCGGTCCTGCTGGGCCTCTTCGCTGGCGTCAACCTGGTCGGCGGGGATCTCGTGCTCATCATGTCGGCCACGATGGCGGCGCAGATCAGCATGATGGTCAACGCGCTCGGCCAGCCGGACTTTCCGACGCTCACGATGGAAGGCGGCTACCTCAACGGTCTGCCGGTCATCGTCAGCGAGCACCTGACGGCCGTCGGGTCGCCCTCGACGCAGAGCGTCGTGATGGTGAAGGCGTCCGAGGTCTACCTCGCCGACGACGGCGTGGTCACGGTCGAGGCCAGCGATCAGGCGTCGATCGAAATGCAGGACTCGTCCTCGCAGAATGCCGGGACCGGCACGGGCGCCTCGCTCGTCTCGCTCTGGCAGACCGGTGCGGTGGGCCTGCTCGCGAACCGGGAGATCACCTGGAAGCTCCGGCGGTCCACCGCCGTGCGCTACATCTCGCCGGCCGCCTACGCGGTCCCGACCTCGTAGCGAGTCGCCTCGTGTCTGGACGGAGTGCCCCGCGTGGGCACTCCGTCAGTTTCCTGTTTGTGAGGTGGCGGAGTGCCTCAGTATGTGGCCCTGAAAGTCTTGCCGAACGGCCAGCAGCCCGGCCGCGTGTTTGAGGAGTCAGAAGTGGTCGGCCGCATCCTCGTGGAGGCCAAGGCGGCGCGTCTGGCCACGGAGGAGGATCTACAGACACCCTCGCGACGCCGGTATCGTCGTCGGGATCTTGAAGCCTCGACGGACTGATGCGCCTCGGTCCCTTCATCATCACGCGCCGGAAGGCCGCTGGCGAGACCATCACGTACCCGCCGCAAGGCCTCGTCACGCAATGGCCGCCCTCCGGTGGCGGCTTTTGGCCGCAGATCCGTGAGTCCTTCGCGGGGGCCTGGCAGCGGCGCATTACCGTGCCGGTCGAAGACGCCCTGACACATCCGACCTTCTGGTCCTGCGTCACGTTGATCGCAGGCGACATCGCGAAGATGCGCCCGATGCTGATCACTGAGGATGCGGACGGCATCTGCACCGAGATCGACAACACCGCGTACTCGCCAGTCCTCCGCAAGCCGAACCACTATCAGAACCGGATCCAGTTCTACATGTACTGGATTCTCTCGAAGCTCACGCGCGGGAACGCCTACGCCCTGAAAGAGCGCGACAAGCGCGGCGTGGTGACGGCGCTATACCTCATGGACTCGTCGCGCGTGCGGCCGATGGTCTCTCCTGGCGGCTTTGTCTTCTACGCCTTGCAGCAGGATCTGCTCGCGGGCGTCACGGAACTCGATCAGCCGGGCGTCGTCGTGCCTGCCTCCGAGATCATCCACGACGTGATGTACGCGCCCTATCACCCGCTCTGCGGGATGTCGCCGGTCTATGCCTGCGGGCACGCGGCGATGCAGGGCCTCAAGATCATGCAGAACTCCACCGTCCTGTTTGAGAACGGCTCGCAGGTGGGCGGGATTCTGACGGCGCCGGCATCGATCAGCGACCAGGTGGCGAAGCGACTGCAGGAACACTGGCAGCAGAACTACGCCGGCACGCAGAACGCCGGCAAGGTCGCGGTGCTCGGGGATGGCTTGAAGTTCGAGAAGCCGCCCGTCATGTCGGCGGTGGATGCCCAGCTCATCGAGCAGTTGAAGTGGGACGACGAGAAGGTCTGCTCGACCTTCCATGTGCCGGCCTACATGGTGGGCGTCGGCGCGGCGCCGGCCTACAACAACATCGAGGCGCTCAATCAGCAGTACTACTCGCAGTGTCTGCAGGTGCTGATCGAGTCGCTCGAGCTGTGTCTCCTGGAAGGGCTTGAACTCAATCCGCCGATGGGGATCGAGTTCGACTTGGGCGGACTGCTCCGCATGGACACGGTGCAGCAGATGGATGTCGCGACCAAGGGCGTCACAGGCGGCATCTTCAGCCCGAACGAAGGGCGGCGCCGATTCAATCTTGGGAAGGTGCCTGGCGGCGAGTCCGTCTACCTGCAGAAACAGTGCTGGCCGCTCGTCATGCTCGGGAGCGATGGGCTTGTGCCGACGAACACACCCGCGCCGAAACCTGAGCCGCCGCCTGACGACGACGCCGTCAAGGTGGTCGAGGACTTCGATGAGGTGGCCTTCTACGCGGAACTGACAAAAGCCGTCGACGAGGTGGTGTTGCATGGCTGATCGCGAACAGCGGCTCGCGGGCCTCATTGCCGGCGTGCTGCGGTCAGCCCTCTCGCCGCTGATGCAGCGGTTGGCCGCAGTCGAAGCGCGTGGCGCGATTCCAGGTCCGATCGGACCAGCCGGCGCCACTGGTGAGCGTGGCCCACAAGGCGAGATGGGGCCACAAGGTCCGATAGGGCCAGCGGGTGAGCCTGGCGCACGCGGCGAACGCGGGGAGCCCGGCGAGAAGGGCTTGGACGGCCTTATCGGGCCGGAAGGTCCTGAGGGTCTACCCGGCGTGCCCGGCGCGCGCGGTGAGAAGGGCGAAGCGGGTGAACGCGGCCTCGATGGCGTCATGGGCCCCCAAGGCGATCGCGGCCTGACAGGCGAGCGAGGCGAGAAGGGCGAACCTGGCGTGCCAGGTGAGCGCGGAGAGAAGGGCATCGACGGCCTTATCGGTCCTGTCGGTCCACAAGGCCCAGAAGGTCAGCGCGGCGCCGATGGCCGCGATGGACAGCCCGGCGTGCCAGGGCGCGATGGCGCACCTGGGCTCGACGGCAAAGACGGGCGCGACGGCCTCAACGGGAAGGATGGTCTCGACGGTCTCGGCTTCGAGGACATCGAGGACGTGCTCGAGGATGGCGGACGGTTTCATGTCCGCCGCTACCGCCGCGGCGATCACGTGAAGGAGTTCCGCGAGAAGACGGCCGCCATGATCTACCGCGGCGTGTTCGACGGCCGCACGTATGAGCCCGGCGACAACGTGACCTGGGGCGGCAACCTCTGGATCTGCATCGGGACGACGAGCCTCAAGCCGGACTTCACGGCAGAGAGCGCGAAGTATTGGACGCTGGCGGTGAAGGAAGGCCGCCGTGGCAAGGACGGGAAAGACGGCAAGGACGGCGCCGAAGGGAAACAGGGTCCGCCGGGACGGGACGGCCAGAAGTGGTGACGGTTGAGCGGGCGTTCCCGGGCGAGACGATCGTCTGCGTGGCATCCGGGCCGAGTCTCACGCCTGAAGATGTGGCGTACTGCCAGGGTCGCGCGCGGGTCGTAGCGGTGAAGGACACGATCCAACTCGCGCCGTGGGCCGACGTGCTCTACGGCTCTGGGGCTGATGGCGGCTCGTGGTGGACACGTAATGGCCCACGACTGGTCAGCCTCGTCAGCCGGCGCTATACGCTCGACCAGCAAGCCGCGGCGTGGGCGACCGTCCTGCGCTACACCGGCATCGACGGCCTCGAACGCGATCCCTCGGCGCTCCGCACCGGCAAAACATCCGGGTATGCCGCGATCAATCTGGCGGTGCATCTCGGAGCGTCGAGGATCGTCCTGCTCGGGTTCGATCTGCAAGAAGGCCCCGGCCGCCAGCAGCGATGGTTCGGCACGCATCCGTGGCCGACGCGCGCGTGGTGTGAACTCGGCCAGCTCTGTGCCCCGGTCTTCTCGACACTCGTGGCGCCCTTGGCGGAACTCGGGATCGAGATCGTCAACGCCAGCCGGGCGACGGCCTTGACCTGTTTCCCGCGCGCATCAATCAGCGAGGCGCTATGAATCGTCGTGACTTTGTGAAGATGTCTCCGGCGTTTGCCGGCGCCGCCATATCAGCCTCGCTTGTCGTGCGCGAGGATGGCAAAGAGACGCTCGAGCTCGGCGTGTCCGTCTTGAAGGTGCAGTCAGGAGACGTGCTCGTGCTCACCGTGGACGACTACCTGTCCTATGAATCCACACGCCGACTTGAGGAAATGGTCGCGCCGCTCTTCGCGCCCGGAGTCAAAATCCTACTCCTCCAGCGCGGCATGACGCTCGATGGCGTTCTGAGACAGGGATGAACGAGCCGCTGAAGGTCTTCATCGGGTATGACAGCCGCGAACCCGCGGCGTTTGCCGTCTGCGCGCATTCGATTCTGACGCGGTCGACCGTGCCGATCTCGATCGTGCCCTTGACGCAGCATGCGCTGCGACAGTCGGGCCTCTATGCGCGCGAGCGCGGCGCCACCGAAAGCACGGAGTTCTCACTGACGCGGTTTCTCGTGCCGGCGCTCTGCGGGTTTCAAGGCTCGGCGGTGTTCCTCGATTGCGACTTTCTCGTGCGGGCCAACATCGCGGAGCTGTTCGCGTATCCACTGGCGTGGCCCGATCGGGCGGTGTTCGTCTGTCAGCACGACTACGCGCCACGTGAGGCGCAGAAGTTCCTAGGTCAGCAGCAGACGGTCTATCCGCGGAAAAACTGGAGCAGCCTGATCGTCTTCAACAATGCGTTGTGCACGGCGCTGACGCCGGACTTCGTCAATCAGGCGACGGGCTTGGAACTGCATCGGTTCCTGTGGGCTGGAGAGGCCATCGGCGATATTCCACTCGACTGGAATCATCTTGTCGGGGAGTACGAGCCGAACGCCGCCGCGAAGGCGCTGCATTGGACGCTGGGCGGCCCCTGGTTCCCTGATTATCGGGCGGCGGATCATGCGGACCTCTGGCGCGCGGAACTGGCCGCCATGCTCGGCACGGCGTAGCCATGTTGGCGGCACCGGTTCGCACACGCACTGTGGAAGTGCTGAGTTTCTCGCAATCGCATCGCGCGATCGGCGTGTTGGCGGCCTTGTCGCGGGCGGGGTCCGCGTCGGGCCATAAGGTGCGGCAGACCACGCGCTATGACGGCCACGCCGACCTCTTGCTGCTCTGGGGGCCAGGGGCGCCGGACCGGATCGAGCCGATGCGACAGCAAGTCGAGCGCGGCGGGCATGTCGTCGCGATGGACCTGGCCTATTGGGACCGCGACCAGAAGTTCCGCGTGTCGATCGATGCGCCTCATCCGCAGGCGTGGGTGATGCGTCAAGCGCACTCGGCGCGCCGGTTTGAAGCGGACCGCGTGCCGGTCTCGGATAGCTGGCGACCGAATGGGCCCGTGTTGATTGCCGGCATCGGTGACAAGGCTGGGACGCAGTACGGCGCTGAGGCGGTGCGGGCGTGGGAGCGCGAGATGATCGCCTGCGCCAAGGCGGTCGGTCGGGCCGTGCACTACCGCCCGAAGAAGCCCATGAGCTACGTCCCGCCAGGCGTCGCGACGGTCCGTGGCGGCACGATTGAACAGGCGCTCAATGGCGTCTCGCTCGTTGTGACCTGGCATTCCAATGTTGCCGTCGACGCGATTCGTTGTGGCGTGCCCGTCGTCTGTCGTGACGGCGCCGCGGCGGCGCTCTATCCGTCCGGCCGCTGGCAGGCGGATCTCGCGCCGGTGGATGACGCCACCCGCCGGCAGTTTCTCGCCAACCTCAGCTTCTTCCAGTGGCACCCGAAAGAAGCGGCGAAGTTCTGGGCGTGGCTCGGTGAGGTGCTCGCGTGAGCGACATCCGCGTCGTCAGCCCATACCGGCCCTTCGAGCCCGAGAGCCAGGCGCATCAGATGCTGGGGCCGTTCGATTGGGTGGCCGCGCTGCAGATGCTGCGCACGAGCGTCACGAAGGCGATGGCGTGCGACACGGTGGCGATCACTGACCGTGACACGGCCTTGCCTGGGCCGACGTTCCAGTACGACACGGTCGAGCGCCGGCTGATGCTATGGATTCTCGAAGTCGCGTCGTGCTATCTGCACAGCGACGACTTCGACCGCGACACGATCATGCTGTCGCCCGATCTGTTGGTGTTTCAGGACCTGCGCCCGTGGATGGGTGAGCACCTGGTGATCCTGATGCGGGGTGGGTATCCCGATCATCCGATTCTCAACGCGGTGCAGTTCTGGCCGGTCCGGTGTAAGGCGGCGCTCATCGCCTTCTACGATCGAGCGCTCGAGATCGGGCGCACGCTGGATGAAGGCTATTTGCGGTGGGGTGGCGATACGGAACCGTTGCGGCGGCTGCTCGCCCCGCTCGAACCCGGCCTCGTCGTGCGTGATGGCCTGCCGGTGCGCCTGCTCGAGAGCGACGAGATCATCCAAGCGTTCTCGAGTTCGCAGGCCATTGCGCTCACGCGCGGGCAGGCCCTGCAGCCGGTGCGGGCGGTGCTCGATTTCAGGTACACGCGCAAACAGCATCTGGCGAAGTATTTCGAGGCCGTATTCGGGCCGGTGCCGGTGCTGGCATGAGGGTCGTCGTCTTCACCGCGGCTATCGGCGACACGGACATTGTGCGTCCACCCAAGACGATCGACCCGAACGCTGAATATCTCTGCTTCACGGATCGGCCGTCTGTCGTGGCGCCCTATGAGCGCATTGGGGTGCCGTCGACGTCGGACGGGATGCTCGCCGCGCGGCGGATCAAAGTGCTGGCAGACCATCCCCGCTTGACGAACGCGGAGGTCACGCTCTGGCACGATGCCTCGTACGCCTTGCGACGTAATTTGACGTGGCTGCGCCGGGCGATCCGATGGGTGGACCTGGTGGCGCTGGCGCACCCGCGGCGCTCGCGACTCGAGGATGAAGCGCTCGCGATCGCGCGCTACGGCTATCTCCCAACGGAACTGGCGCTGTCGCATGTCGCCCGCTACCGGGCGGCCGGCTTCGATCGGGACGGGATCACCGCCAGCGGTCTCCTAGGCCGTCGGGTGTCGTCCACCGTGTCGGAGTTCAACGCCCTCTGGTGGCGCGAGTTGCAGCAGTGGGGCGGGCGTGATCAAGGCAGTCTCGACTACTCCGCGTGGGCGTCGGGGCTGCGCGTGGGACACGTGCCCGGCACGATCCGCGATAACCGGATGGCGCAGTGGCGCATCTATCCCGCGGCGGTGTCGGCATGACGAAGCCGCGCGCGTTCTTCGAGCAGACACTGCTGCCGAGATTTGCGACCTTATTCAACGCGACCGACACCGTCTTGAACATCGGCGCCGGCCGTCATGCCTATCGGGAGACCTTCCACTGTCGTGTCCTGACGGCCGATCAGTCGCCAGGATGCGACGAGACCTTCGCTGCCGAGGCGATCCCGTATGGAGCCGACTGGTTCGCTGGCGGACTGATGATGGGTGTGTTCGAACGGCTCGACGATCCGATGCAGGCGATGCGTGAACTGCGGCGCGTCGTGCGACCGGGCGGCTACCTACTAATCAGTCTGCTCGATCTCGCGTTCCCGTGGCGCAAGGCGGTCGATCGCTGGCGAGTATCACCGGGCGGGGTGGCGCACGTGGTCCGCGCGTTCACCGTGCTCGAGTCGCATCAGGTAGACGATCTCGCGCACTTCGTCCTCCTGCAGAAGCCAGGAGGCCAGCCGTGACGGAGATCCTGCAGGCGCTCCTTCACGGCGAACCGGTGCACGGTCGGCATCTCGTCGTCACCGCTCACGCGGACGATGAGACGGTGTCCTTCGGCGGGGCGTTGTCGATGCTGACGGACGCCACCGTGTTGCAGATCACCACCGGTGCGCCGGTCACCGATCGGATCGTGACTGAACAGCGCCAGCGCGAACGGTGCGCCGCGTTTGCGGCGGCTGGATGGCCGTGGCCGGTGGTCGAGGCCGCCGTGCCGGGCCGGGAAGCGCATCGGCATCTCGCCACACTGCAGGCCCTCCTCGCCGAGGCCCTGGTCGGCGTGGATGTGGTCTGGACGCATCCGTACGAAGCGGGGCATCTCGATCACGACACAGCCGCCTGGCTCGTGCAACAGGTCTGCGGCTTCGGCGGGCCCGTGCGGATGGAGTTCGCGTCGTATCACTGCAACGCCCTGACGCAGACGTTCGGCGACTTCTGGCCGGACGCCACCGTGCCAGCCGTGCACGTGCCACTCGCCGGCGACAGGCTCACGCGGAAGCGGGCGGCGATGGCTGCCTATGAGAGCCAGGCGGCCATTCTCCGGAAGTTTCCGACGCCGGAGATCGAAGCCTACCGCGTGGCGCCGCGCTATGACTTCACGAAGCCTGCCGCACCGCCGCGCGCCCGGTGGGATGTGAAGCGGTATCAGCCCTCCACGCAGGAGTGGCGCCGGCTCGTCGCTGCGGTCGAGGTGGCCGCTTGAAGACGCACATGGGCTGGGCCTTCCCAGACGCCGATGAGTTCATGGCCAAGGAGATGAAGGCCGACGGCTCCTACCAGGGCAGTCACATCACCGAGGCGATGCGATGGGTGACGGATCGGCGGGTGGCGCTCGACGGCGGGGCGCATGTCGGCACCTGGAGTCGCCCGCTGTGTGCGCTGTTCGAGATGGTCGTCGCCGTCGAGCCCAGCCCGGATACGCACGAGGCCCTCGTCACAAACATGCAGGCTTTTCAGTGCGCGAACGTCGTGTGCCACAACGTCGCGCTCGGGTCGGCACCAGGGCGCGTCTCGATGACCTGGGATGAGCGGGCTGCGTCCCTGCAGAACACCGGTGGCCGGTACGTGCAGGACCAGGGGGAGATCCCCCGCATCACGATTGACAGTCTCGCCTTGCCGTCACTCGGCTTTCTAAAGCTCGATGTGGAAGGCGCCGAGGTCGATGCCTTGCAGGGCGGCAGCGAGACGATCGTGCGGCACCGACCGATCATTCTGTTCGAGAACAAAGGGTTTTGCCGCCGGTTCGGCTATCCGAAAGACGGCCCTCAACGGCTGCTGCGAACGCTGGGGTATCGCGAGCTGTCTGTGGCTGGCAAGGATGTGATTTGGGGGCCGGCGTGAACATCCTCGTCGTCGGAAACGGGAAGGGCTCATGGAGCATGCGAGGAATCCAGCTCGGCGCGGCGATGGGCGCGCGCGTGACGAGCCATCCGGCGCGAGACGACTGGCAGTGGGCGGACGTGGCGGTGCTTGTGAAGAACCACGGCGCGGCCTTCGCGCTTGAGGCGCACGCGCATCATGTGCCGATCGTCTGGGACGCGCTCGACTTCTGGCGGCAGCCCGGCGACAACCGATTAACGGAGTCCGCGGCGCGCGCGCTGCTCGAGTCGCATATCCGTCTGATCAAGCCGGCGCTGGTGATTGGCGCGACGCGCGCGATGGCCGAGGCCTGCGACGGGGTCTACCTGCCCCATCACGGCTGGGATGCCCTCGTGCCGACGGATCCGCGGCCCGAGGTAGCGACCGTGGGGTATGACGGCAACGGGCTGTATCTCGACACGTGGAGCGGCGTAGTCGCCAAGGCCTGCGCCGCTCGCGGCTGGCGGTTCGTCGTGAATCCGGCGGATCTGTCTCAGGTCGACATCCTCGTAGCACTCCGTTGGGGGATCTGGGACGGCTGGATCTGCCGGCAATGGAAGAGCGGTGTGAAGCTCGTCAATGCCATCTGCGCTGGGCGTCCCGTGATCACGCAAGAGTCGGCGGCCCTGCGCGAGGTGGCGCCCGATCACTCCATCGTCGAGACGGCTGAGGATGTGGCACGCGCCCTGGACGCCTGGGCGCCGTTCGAGACGCGCCGGCAGGTGGTGGTGCGCGCGCGGATCCGGGCGGTGGAGTTCGCCCTGCCAACACTGGCGCAGAGCTACCGCGCGGCCGTGGTGAGTGTCTGCAAGGAAAGGACTGCGGCATGACTGAGAGCGATCGTCCCGTCACCATTGGCGGCGAAGAACCCGTCAGCCTGGAGGCCGCCAAGCAAAGTCTCCGGTTCGTCTCCACCGAAGAGGACGACCTGATTGAGGGCTTGATCGCGACGGCCCGGGCCTATTTCGAGGAGCAGACAGGCCGGCAGTTGATCAACGGCACCTGGGAGTACGCACGAGACACGGTGCCGACGGAACGGACCCTTGAACTGCCACGGCCACCGCTGTACGGCAGCGTCGAGATTCTCTATGACGACGTCGACGGCGTTGAGCAGACGTTCGATGAGGACAAGTACACCGTGACGCGGTCGTTTGTGTCGAGCGGCGCGATCGATCCATATTGCGCCCCTGGCCGGATCGCGCTGGTCGATGGCGAATCGTGGCCGGTCATCAGTGGGGCGCTCGACAGTTTCCGTGTGCGCCGCACATGCGGCTACGGCTCCGACCCGGACCAGATTCCACAGATCATCAAGACGTCGCTCTGTCTGCTCATTGGACACTTCCACCGCAACCGGTCAGAGGTTCAAGACGCGAGTCGTTCCGGTGGCTTCGATCGCCTCCCGCTGGGGGCCGACGAGTTGATCAAGGTCTTCAAGTACACCGCCCGCCCCAGGCTCAGGATTGCTACCGGGACAATCTCATCCACGACTCTAGGCTACTGAGCAGGCTATGGCGTTCCGAGACTGGCCCGCGGAAGCGGGCGACCGTGATCGGTTCGTCACGATTCAACAGGTGGCCGAGTCAGCCGGAGGTAGCGGGTTTCCGGTCGAGACGTGGTCGACGCTCGTCGAGAGTATGCCGGCGAGCCGGATTGACGTCTCTGGCCGCGAGCGCATGCTGGCGGGTCAGTTGGCGGCCCAGATGGAAACGCGCTGGGAGATCAACTACCGCGAGGACATGGATCCGGCGCTGGTCGACGTGCCAAAGACGCGGCGACTCGTCTTCTCTGGTCGCGTGTTCGACATTGTGTCGGCGCGCGAGGTGGGCCGGCGCGAGGCGCTTGAACTCATGACCATTGCGGGGACTTGGCTGTGATCACACTTCGGATGGAGGGCGGGAGGGAGTTGCAAGCGGCTCTTGCCGGTCTTTCGAAGCGTGTGTCTCGGTCCATCGTCAAGGAGGTCTTGACCGATGCTGCCGAGCCGATCCGTCGTCGGGCGGCCTCGAACGCCAGGCGCGGCCCGTTGGCACCCCATCTGGCGAACAACATCGTGATCAACCAGACGCGGCGCGCGCGCGACCTGCGGACCTCCACCGAGCAAGCGGTGGCGATTGGGCCGGCGCGGTTCTATTCAGGGGCCTATACCACCAAGACGCGCACGGGCCATCGGCACACCGAAGGCACGGCCGCTCAGGCGTACCTCCTCGAGTTCGGCACGTCCCGCACGCCCGCGCATCCATTCCTCCGCCCCGCGTTTGACTCACTCGCTGGCGCCGCGGTTGACGACATTGGCCGGCGGCTCTGGGTCGAACTGGCTGGCCGCGGCGTGTCGCAGAGTCGCATCGGTGATGGGGATCTGATCGGCGGGCCTGGCGGGTCAGTGCTGTGACCGTGGCCGCGGCCTTCGTGACGCGCCTGCTCAGCCTCACGGCCGTGACCGACTTGGTCGGCACGCGGATTCGGAACATGCGGCTCCGTCAAGGGGAGGCGCAAGAGCGGGCGATTCGCGTTCAGCGGATCAGTGAAACGCAGGAGATGCACCTGCGTGGGGCTGTGAATGGGTTTCGCTCACGGGTGCAGGTGGACAGCTACGCGCCAGAGGCGAGCGGTGTCGACCCGTACTTGGCGGCGGCAGCCATCGACGCGGCGGTGCACGGCGATGGGGCCGGCAGCGGCTTGTGCGGCTTTGCCGGTGCCGTTGGCGGTGACGGCTTTGTCTTCACGTCCATCCTGCCGGATGGCGTGCGGGAAGAGTACGACCCAGAGGAGCAGCGAGTCGTGCGGATCAGCCGCGATTACATAGCGAACTGGACGAGTTCGTAGAGGAGTCAGCTCATGTCCGATAGAACCGACGATTTCTATGCCATCAGTGATGCCGTCAAGGATGGCTATGGCGCGCAGCTCGAGGTGGGTGACGGGGCCTCGCCTGAGAATTTCGAGGCCATCGCGGGCCTGGTGGAGATCACGCCCGGCGACATGTCGACGGCCGATCGCGACCGGACGCATCTCCGCAGCCCTGACGCGCACCGCGAGCACGGCGCGGGCATCCGTGACTCCGGGCCGTTTGCCGTCAAGGGCAAGTGGCTGACGGATGAGCAGAGTCAGTCGAACGCCGGGGGCGGCTCTGGGGCGTTCGCGAACGGCGGCCTCGTGGCGCTCTGGCGCGGTCGGCAGAATCACAACTTCCGAATCGTTCTCAACGACGGCAGCCCGGGCACGGCGTGGCCGTTCCGCGGATACGTGAAGAAGTTCCAGCCTGGGACGATCAGCGTGGACGCGGACATCGACTTCACGGCCGAGTTCCAGCCGACCGAGGCGTACGACGCCGATCTGCCGTAAGAGGTGACTCGTGGCGAATCGTGAGAAGGGCGACGTCGACATCGAGATCGACGGCGCGCGGTACACCATGCGTCTCGATCTGAACGCCATGTGCGAGGCCGAGGCGGCGGTCAGCACGCCCACGCATCCGGTGAGTTGGCAAGAACTCATGGTGCGCACGATCGGGCCGAAGCAGCAAATGTCGGCCATGCGCGCGCTCATCTGGGCGTCGCTCCGCGCGCATCATCCGTCCCTGACCTTGTCGGATGCTGGTCGGCTGCTCCAAACACTCGGCGGGGCGGCGGGCTTAGCGGCCTTGACGTCGGCGATCGAGGCGGCGATGCCGACGCAGAAGGGCGTGGCGGCCAAGCGCCCTCCGAAGGCCCGGAGGAGTGGTCCTGGCGGACGCTCTACCTCCGGGCCAGGCGCATCGGGATCGAACGGGACACCTTCTGGCGGCTGACGCTCAAGGAGTTGACCTGGGAGTTTGAGGCCGCGCGCGGGCGGTCGCAAGACGACATGGTGCAGGCCACAGCGATCGCGTACCAGACGGTGCGCTGCTGGGCGATCACGAGGACCAAGAAGCGCATGCCGACGTTCGAGTCGCTGCTCCCCAAGACTGAGCCGAGCCGGCCGATGAACAGTCGGCAGTTGTCGTCCGTGCTGCGGACGCTGAGCGCCCAGTACGGCGGGCGCGTCGTCAAGGCGGCACGCGCGCGAAAGGCCGGACCATATGGCGGGTAGTGCGGTCATCGGCGCGCTGCGCGTCATTCTCGGTCTGGACTCGGCCGACTTCGAGTCGGGCGTCAAACGCGCGACCCAGAAGACCAATGAGATCGATAGCGCCATGTCGAAGGTCGGCAAGGTGATTGCCGGCGCCTTCACGGTTGGCGCGGTCGTGAACTTCGGCGAGAAGATCTTCGATGCGGCGTCTCGGATTCACGACATGTCCGCGGCGGTCGGGTTCTCGGCCGAGGCATTCCAGCGCAACAAGTTTGCCGTCGAGCAGTCGGGCGGATCCGTGGAGACCTTCAGCCGAGCGGCGCAGAAGCTCAACGCGGCGCTTGGTGACGGCAACAAGTCGACGGTCGCGGCGCTGAAGGCGGCCGGCCTGGAGTTCGAGTCGATCCGGAACATGAAGCCCGAACAGGCGTGGACTGCGGTCACCAATGCCGTCGGGAAGATCGAAGACCCGTTGACGCGCGCGCACGTCGCGCAGGAACTCTTCGGCAAGGGTGCCGTGGAACTCTTGCCCGGCATGATCGAGGGGTACGAGAAAATCGGCAAGGCGGCCACGGTCATGTCGGACGACACGGTCGACCGGCTTGAGGCCGCGCAAGACGCCTGGGATAAGTTTGGCGACAAAGTCACGATCGTGAGTGGCGAAGCGCTCGGCGGACTAATGAAAGCCACCGAGGCCGCCGCGAGCGGGTTCACGAAACTGTGGGGCGACGTCAAGGCGACGGCGACCGGCGGCATCGAGGGACACCGGCAGTACCTGGAGAGCCTGAAGGCGCTGGCGGAACAGGAAACCAAGACGGCCGAGGCCTCTACCGAGGCGCGTAAGCAGCAGGGTCCATCGATCGAGGAGCTGATCGAGCAACAGAAGCGGGAGGCCGAGGCTGCGAAAAAAGCGCAGGCCGCCCAAGAGGCGCACACCAAGGCCGTGATGGCCTATGTCAACGCCTGGAACGGCTCAGACCTATCCGCAAAGGCAAAACTGCTGGCCGAGGCGTACGCGAAGCTGACACCGGCTCAGAAGACGAACTCCGATGTCATGGAGCGGGTTGCGAAGGACGCGGCTGAACTCGAGTCGAAGGGCATCACGCTCGGCGGTGTGCTACACGACCTCGCAATGCACCATGCAGGCGTCGCGGCGGCAGCCAGCCTCAACGAGAAGGTGACGCGCGGGCTCATCAACACGACGGGGATGTACACCGTCACGGCCGAGCACCTGAACAAGCAAACCGACGCGGCAATCCATTCCTTCGCGCAGTTTGTCGACGTGAATACCGATCTGGCAACGGCGCTCGGCCAGACGGGCTACCTGATCGGCGGACTGCCGGATCCTCCGGTGGAAGGCTGGGCGCGGTGGGCCGACGCGGGTAAGCAAGCGATGGACATGGTGAGCGCCGGGTTTGCCCGGAGTATCGCTGCGATGCTCACCGGCGCGGCCTCGCTCAAGGACGGCTTCATCGGGATCTGGCACGCCATTGCCGATGCGTTCAGCAGCGTGCTCGAGGACATGCTCTCCGGCTTCATCAAGGGGTTCCTCGGCGACGTCATGAGCAACCTCGGCAAGGCGGCGGCCAATATCGCCAGCAGCCTCATGGACTTCGGTAAGACGGCCGTGAGCGGACTTGGCAGTCTGCTCTCAGGCGGCATTGGCAGCCTGTTCATCGTCGGCTTGCCGCTCGTCATTGCCGGCATGAAGAAGCTGGGCGAGGTGATCTGGAGCGGGCTGAAGAAGTTCGGCTCGTGGATCGGTGGGTTGTTCCACGGCGAAGGGGAGAAAACCAACGACGTCCGCGATCAGTGGATGCAGGCGATGGGCGGTTTCGAAGGCTCGCGCCAGGTGCTCGCGGGACACGGCAACGACGCGCAATTGATTGCCGCCTTCGATAAGGCGTACTACGCCGGCGACCGTGGCGGGTTCGAAGCGGGACGTTCAGCATTCGAACAACGGCTGATGGAACTCGACATGGGCTCGATGGGGGCCGACGTTCCTGGCTTTGCGACGGGCACGGGCGGGAAGTATCTCGATTTTGGCGCTGGGACGCTGGCGATGTTGCACGGGCCAGAGATGATCACGCCGAAGGGCGTCGACATGCCGGACCTGGGCGCCGTGTCGATGCGCCCGCTGATCCTGCAGGTTGACGGCCGTGCGTTCGGCCGCGTGATGTTCAACCCGCTGGCCCGTGAAGCGGCGCGCATGCAGGTGACGCAAGGGTGAGCGCCGTCTACCTGCTCGAGATCGACGGCGACGAAGTCGAGGTCCTGAAAGACAGCCTCGACCTCGATCTGCAGGCCAACTGGCAGAGCACCCTGCAGTGCCAGATCCCGGTCGATTTGTTGGGCTCGCCCATCGCTCGGCCAGAGGCGCGCTCCGACGTGGTGCTCAAGCGCGACGGCACGCCTATCTTCGGCGGCATCCTGACGCAGGCGCCCGAGGAAGGCTTCGGCGGGCCGAACCTCGACCAGGTGGTCTTCCACATCTCAGCGGTCGGCTACTCGACGTACTTCACCTATCGCTACGTGAACATCACGTTTGCGGCGGGCATCACGCTGAAGACGGCGATCACGTCGCTGGTGGCCTACCTGCCGACCGGCTTCACCTTGGATCCTGGACAGGTAGATGGGCCGAATCTGACGCAGGAGTTCATCTTCAACCAGACGCGGCTGGACGAGATCCTTAAGGCGCTCACGAGCGATACCGGCTACCTCCCAGAGATCACGCCGGCGAAGCTGTTCCACATGGTCAGCCCGGCCTCGGTGCCGGCACCGTTCGATCTGCTCGACACGGGCCCGGTCTACCAGATTGGCGACGTGAAGGTTGAGCGGACACTCGACGACAGCTACGCGAACCGCATCCTCATTGCCATCGAAGGCGCCGGGCCGGCGACCTCGACCGAGTACTACGAAGTGCCCGGCACGACGTGGTCGTACACGACGAAATATCCCGCGTCGCAGTCAGTGATGGACCTCTGGCCGAATGAGCTCTGGGTGCTCGAGCCTGGCGGCGATCCGGAGACTGACTGGATTCCCTATGGGCCGATTGGCTATGGCGCGAGCCCGATCACGCATTGGGATCCGGTCACCCATACGCTCGTCTACACCGGCACGGGCGGGATTCCACCGACGGGCAGCCTCATCCGCATCGCGTACGCGATCGGATATCCGTTCTTCGTGACGGGGAATGACCTGGCGGATCAGGCGTTGCACCCCATCAAGGAAGCCTTCGAGTCGCTCGGCGAGGCCATGACGCTGGAGGCCGCGCAAGCCTACGCCGACTACCGCGCGTCGCTGCGGGCCGCCACCTTGACGCGGGTGCTCTACCAAACCGAGGAGCCCGGCCTGCTGCCCGGGATGTCGCAGACGATCACGCTGGCGGCACGAGCTGTCGATGCGACCTGCCTCATCACGGAGGTGAAGCTGTGCGTGCCTGCTGAGCACCCGGGCTCAGAGCCGGTGTATGACATCACGGCGCTCGTCGGCTCGACTGAACACGGCAACGTGCGCCAGGTGTACAAGGACTGGCTCTACAACAACGGGCGATCGGCCACCAGCCTCTTGCAGCGCACCGGCGCCGGCACCGAACCCGGGCAGCCGGTCAGAAGCGTGCAGTACCACGGGCCGCAGGGACAGTTCTCCGGCGATCAAGCGTTTACGTTTGTGCGCGAGTTCCGCAGCCTCATCTGCGGCGACCTCTCCACCATCGCAGCCTTCGAGGCCGAGTCGTGCCAAGTGTTCGGCTACGACTGTCACATCGTGGATGCCTGAGCCGTGTCGACGTTCAACAGCAAGTATCTCCGGTTCGACAAGCCCACAGGCACCGGCGCCCAGACGGTGACGGGTGTCGGCTTTCGCGGCAAGGCGCTGATCCTCTGGACGACGTTCCAAGCGGCGGCCGGCGCGACGACTGCGGCAACGTTCAGCATGGGGATGACCGACGGCATTCTCCAGAGCGTGCGGTTTATCCATCATCCCGGCGGCGAAGCGACCACGACGTCCGCGCAGAGTGAGCGCACCGACCGGATCGCCTGGAAGACCAACGCGACGAGCGGTGCCGATCCGACGGTCCAAGTCGAAGGCGAGTTCACGGGTTGGACGGATGACGGGTTCACACTCGATTGGGCAGTTAACGACGGCGCCGCGGCGGTCATTCACGCGATCGTGCTCGGGGGTGACATCGCCGCGAAGTTCACGCAGGTCAAGGTGGACATCAACGCGGGCGAGACGATGGACGTCACCGGGGTCGGGTTCCGGCCGACGAGCTTCATCATCATGGGCGGGGCGGCGGACGAGTTCGGTGCCGGAGACTATACGCTCGGGGCGCCGTGGGGCTCGGTACACGGGTTCGGGTTCTCGAACGTGACCGACAACGTGTGCGGCTGGACGCTGGGCCGAGGGACCGCGGGCGCGGCGGACTGCTACTGCGGGCAGGCCACCGATCTGGCCGCGTCGGTGCGGCTCGCGAATCTCTCCGGTGCGACGGCGCTGATGGAGATGCGGATCGCCGATCGGCTGCCGGACGGCTTCACGATCAGCCGCGTCACCGGATCGGTCATTGAACCCGTGCAGCACATCCTCTGCCTGCGCGGCGTGCAAGCGGCGCTTGGCTCGTTCACCGCCCCTCTCACGGCCACCACCAAGAGTCTCGCGCTGCCGTTCCAACCGGATCTGATGATCCTGCAGTCGATGGGCACGCCGGCCAGCACTAGTCAGGCCGGGATGGCGATGGGGATCGGGGCGTGGGAACGATCTGGCGGTGAGTGCGGCGGGACGTGGATCGGCGGCGTCGATGCCGCCAACCCCAGCGTCTACCGGCGCTCGACGTTCGAAGACCTCATCATCGAAACGAGGAACGCGAGTTCCGGCGCCGCGGTCATGCAGGCGACGGTGGACTCTACCGCCGAGGACGAGGCCGTGTTCGACTTCTCGGCCGTCTCAGGGAGCGCGGACGAGATTCTGTATCTGGCATTGGCCGCGGCCGATCCGGTGGTGGGCGCCTTTGTCGGCGGATACAAGGGCACAGTCGGCGCCTCCCGGGCCGTGCTCTGGAGCCTCGACGGGAATACCAACTTCCACGGCACCGAGGGCGAACACAAAATCTGCGGCGACTCGAAGGTCACGGGCAAGTCCGATCTCCCGATGATCGTGGTGCGCGACGCCGATCCGTCCGCACCGGTCGATGGCACGTTCTGGCTGCTCGCAACGGGCACACCGGTCGAACTCGCGCTCAAGGTCCGCCTCGCGGGCGTGACGCACACCATTCCTCTGGCGACGATCCCATGAAGCATCTCCTAACCATCTGTCTCGTGTGTCTGCTGTGCGTCCTTGGCGCAGGCGAAGCGTCCGCGCAAATCTCCACGCGCATCACGTCGGGCAGTACGCTGCCGACGACGTGTTCAGTGGGCGGGCTCTATGAGAAGACCGGCTCGTCGGCCGGGTTGTACGCGTGTCTCTCCACCAACACCTGGACCGGGCCGTTTCTCGTCTCGCCGGTGACGTTCGGCCAGGGCGGCACGGGCTTGACCTCGGCCTCTGACGATACCGCGATGGTCTCGAACGGCTCGGCATGGCAGGCCAAGGCGATCGCGGACTGCGACGACACGGGCGGGAACCACCTGAACTACGACACGGCGACGAACACGTTCTCGTGCGGCACGTCTGGAACAGGTAGCGGAGGGGCACTGTCATCCATCACGGCAGCGTCGACCACCAACACGATCGACTCTGCGAACAACCATTCTCAGATTTGGAATTGGGCGCTGACCTCCAATTCGGTGTCAGCGTTTACATTCGGGGAGACGACGGCCGCGACGAACGGCAGCGGCACTAATCAGAACATCGTCAAGATCAATACGTTGTCGACGTCCACCGCCGCGGCGCTCTCGATCGACAACTTCGGGGCGACCTACGGGCTGAGAATATTCGACGTCGCGTCTGACACGTCGTTCTTCTCGGTCGATCAAGATGGCGAAGTCGGCATCCAGTGCAACGGCTCGCCGACGCACTCCCTACAGCTCTGCGACCCGAACGCACACATTGACATGACCGGCAGTTCGTCGGCGCTAACGCTTCCGAATATCAGAATCCTCAACGTAAGTGCCGAAGTCGGGACCATCGGCTCAGTGGACTTACTGCTCACCACTAACACCGGCTCGACCCGTGGCACGTTCAAGCAAGGCACCAACCGGCTGGAGATTGCCAATAACGGCAACACGTCCATTACGACCACGAACCAGCACAGTTTGGCGATCAACAGCGACGGCGTTAATGAGTACTTCACGATTGGCTTCGGCTATCTCGGCATCGCGGCGTACATCGGGTATCAGGAGATTTCGAACAGCAGTCTGACCTACGGCGACCTGGTGTTTGGCACCAAGGCGTCAACGGGGGCTGTCGCCCCAACCGAGCAACTCCGTATCAAGCAAACAGACGGAGCGATCGTGATGACCAACCTTAAGACGACAGGTGCAGCGTCTGGCAAGAAAATGGTCTGCGTAGACACCTCAACCGGGCAGCTCTACAGCTCGACCTCGGATACGAGCTGTGCGAACTAACCGCCTCGTCTCAGCGCTGGTGCTCGCGGTCCTCATGGGGACCGTGGCGACATGGGCGCAGACTGCCAGCGCGGTCTGTTGGTCGAAGGCCGATGGTGCCGAGGTGTGCGTCCCGCTCTCCGTCATGCGTGCGACGTTTCCGAACGGCTACGCCACGGGCGACCCGTCGCCGCTCCACCTCGCGCAACAGAACGTCCTCGCGGTGCAAATCCAGTACGCGCAGGAACTCGAAGCCCGGCGGCAATGCGAGGGCACGCTGGGGCCGCTCCAAGCCAAGGCGCACGCGGCCGTGCTCTCCGAGCAACAGGACCGGCTGACTGCGGCAGAGGCCGAAGCTGCACCGCCCGGCATGACGTGGGACGCCAAGACGCGGCGGTACGTCGTGACACCGGCGAAGGAAGGGCAGTAATGGAAGACGTGCGCGTGTTGTTGGCAAAGATCGAAGGCGGGATCGAGAACCTCCAACACCGCCTGGACGATCACCGTCGGCTGGCCGACCAGCAACACTCCGAGAACGTCGGCCGGCTTCAGAGCATCGAGCGCGAGGTGCGCGTGACGAACGGCCGTGTCAATGGGCATGACACCAAGCTCTCCATGCACGAGGCGAGCATCGCGGCCCTCAAGCGGGCGGCCGGGGTGACGTTGAATGAAGTCGTCCGGTACATCGCGTGTATCAGCGGCACCTATCTGGTGTTGAAGGCGTTGGGGTTGCTCAAGTGACGCGCGTCGAGGTCGCCGGAGCCGTGATTCTAGCTGGACTTCTTTCGGCCATTTGGCCCGGCAGGAGTCGTCAGCGCTCGTTCCAAATTCCACCCCTGCGTCTTGACGCGACCCTTCACAAGATCTGGCCGAAGACCGTGCCTGCGCGCATGACCAGAGAGCGTCGAAGTGATGCCGTTGAACGTAACCAGATTGCCAAACGGTCGCCTATTGCTGATTTGCTGGGCAGCTGTCGCCCACACGCAATTGTCAGGCTCGTAGCCAAGGTCGTTGTCCAGCCGTTCGATGCTGTGGCCGGGCGTTGGGCGTGGGCCCATGTCTTTATAGAAGGCTTCAAACGATTCGCGCCACGAATCACAGACGCCGATCCCGCGACCGCCGTACAAGCGGTAGTGCGCAGTTTTCGGGTCGTAACACCGCCGCCTCATGTTGCACCAGGTCAGATATTCGGGAGATATCAGCCTGCTGCTGCCACTGCGCTTGGTGTGTCCGTGGCGAAGTTTCTGGGCAGCAATCGTCTTGCCCTTCTGGCAGCCACAAGACGTAATGTCGCCTGTAGTCAACGCGTTCGAAGTGAGGTGTCTGACGTTGCCGCAGGCGCAGCGGCAGACCCACTTGTAGATAGTTCGGTCATACGCAGTTGCCGTCAGATAGCCGAACCTGCGGCCTGCCAGATCAATAAATCGCATCCCCACATTTTATCGGCTCTGGTGGCGGCGTGATCCGCGACATGGTCCGCCGACACCTCCTCCCGGCCGCCTACGAGCTGCTACCGCCAGCCATGGGGTCTGGGCCGGCGACGGCAATGCTGATTGCAATCGGGCATCAGGAGTCCCGGTTCGCCGCTCGCCGGCAGCTCGGCGGACCCGCGCGCGGCTTCTGGCAGTTCGAACTCGGTGGCGTCAACGGCGTGCTGAGCCATGTCGCCACGAAGGGGCCGATCGGCGACGCGCTGAAGGCGCTCCAGTACCCGCACACACCGACGCCGCTCGGCTGTCACCTGGCGCTCGAGCACAACGACGTGCTCGCCGCGACGTTTGCGCGGCTGTTGCTCTGGAGCCTACCTGGGGCGCTCCCTGTCCAGAGCGAGCCGGACCGGGGTTGGGCGCAGTACGTCGGAGCCTGGCGGCCCGGCAAGCCGCGGCCAGAGACCTGGTCGGAGTCGTGGGCAATCGGGTGGTCAGTGTCATGACGGCCGTAGGCGATTTGCTCTTTGACCCGGCGACCGGCTGGCGCGAGGTGACGGGCGTGCGGCGGGCGGAAGAACTGCTGACCGGCAGCGCCGTTGCGCGGTCACAGGACGAGGTATCAGCCGTGCATCGCGATCCCGTGCGGGAACGCATGCAGCAACGGCAGCGTGAGGCGTACGCGCGGCGACACAGCAACGGTCAACAGAGGAGTGGACAGCAATGAAATACAAGTATCGCGTTTGGCTACATGGGCTTGTCGCGGCAGTCATCAACGGTCTGTCGAGCGGCGCCGTCGTGGTCTTGGTGGATCCCATCAAGTTCAACTTGTTTCAAGGCGGCGCGCGCGAGCTCGGCATCGTCTGCTCGGCCTTCGCCGCGCTCGGCTTCTTCACCTACCTGAAGACGCACCCGCTGCCCGATCCGGACAAGGACACCGACTACACGAAGGTGACCGAGGCGGCCGTCGCCAAGATCCAAAGCACGGGCGACGGTGGCACCGGTGACGGAGCGATGCCTCGCGCGCTCGGCGTGCTCATGGCGATCGGGCTCACGATCGGCGCCGGGAGCTGCACGGGCAGCGTCCCGCCGGTCAAGACGGTCCCGGCCGCGGTGGTCGTGGCGGATGAGTCCCTCAACGCCTTGGCGGTGCATTCGCTCGACATCGTTGAGCTCGCCACGGAGGTCCTCGGCGACGCCAGCAGGATCGAACTAGCCGCCAGACAGGAACTGAACTTCTCACCGTCCGTGCAGGCACCGATTGACCGCGGGTTCCTCGCGGTTACCCGCGGGCTTCGCGCGCTGACCAAAGACATCGACGATGGCGTGATCAAGACGTGGGCCGCGTTCAAGGTCCGGATGGACCCGATTGCGCGCGACCTGCAGACGCTCATCACGGACGTGAAGGGTACCGGGCCGTCGCTCTGGCGCCGCATCGGCCGTGGCCTGATGACCGCCGCGAGTTTGCTGATCGCCGCGACGGTCGAGGCCCCTCAGTAGGTCAAGGAGACACATCATGGATAAAGCCACAGGATTACTGCTGTTGATTCGCGCCTCTGGGCTCCTCGCGGAGCTGCACGAGTCGGGCGTGGTCGACGAATTGAAGGACGACATCGCGGCGCTCAACGCGAAGTTCACCTCGGTGATTGCGCCGAAGCCAGACGGCACGCCCTGGACGACGGAAGACATTCGCGATCGGTCAGCGCGGATCAACGCGAAGCTCGACGCGATCGAGGCCGAACGACGCGCCAGCGGGCCCGACGGACATCCCTGATGCGTCGGCCGCCACCGCCGAAGCGGTGCGCGATCGCGAGCTGCCGGGAGACGCTCCCGCCGTTCGCGCGGCTGTCGCTCTGCCCGTCGTGTCGGGTGGCGGCGGAGTGCGGGGCTATGGTGGCGTTCGTCGTGGCGTGCCTGCTCGAGCTCGTGCGGAGGCTCTTCTAAGTTCGAAGTTCGATGTTCGAAGTTCACAAAGGCGAAGGAGGTGATGAGTCGTGAAGGTAGCTCGGTGCAAGTTCATCGTCGAATCGGTGAAGCAGTACGCGTACGGCGGACGGGAGGTCCATCTGCAGACGGCCTATGACGAAAAGCTGTCGAAGGAGGACCGCGCGTTCAGCACGGCGACGCCGTCAGGGTCGATGACGGTGCAGATCAACAACCCGGGAGTGTTCAACGTGTTTGAGCCCGGCAAGTACGTCTACGTCGACGTTCACCGCGTCGACGGCGTTGGTAACGAAACCAGCGACTAGTAGTTGTTCGGCCGAACCAAGCGTAGGGCTCGCGCGGATGGCCCTTCGGTTGGGACGGTCAGTAGAGATTTGAGTGAAACCCATGCCCGTCTTCTCGGCGATCGGTAACGCGGCGTTTGGTGGTGGCGACTATGAGTTCGCCTCCGAGTGGCACTCGCTCGGCGACGGGCGGTACTTGCTGTGGGTCGATGCCCGCACGCTCGTGTTCACGCTCGTCACCGACAAGAACCGCGTCTGCACGCTGGACGTCATCACGGGCGACGTCCGCGTCTATCCGACCGTTGGCACACGCGAAGCGCCAGGCGACGACGATCCGACGGAAGCGCGGTTCGGCGGCCGGCCGGTCATTCCTGGGCCGACGTGGATGGTTGCGGGGGGCGGTCGGTTCGCGACGTTCGGCGCGCGGGGCTACGTAGACAGCGACGGCCTGAATCAGCCCACATGGTTTCCGCAGT